GAGATTTAATCTCAGTCACTTCGAGATCTTCCACAACTTTCGGTTTGGAGATTTTAACTTGTTTTGCTACAGGCTTAGCGACCTTTGCTGGTGCTGCTTTTGCTGTAGGCGCCTTTGTAACTTTTGCTGTAGCGGGGAGTTTCTTACCCATAGTCTCGATGATAAGACCTGACCATTGTTCAAACACTCCACCCTTGTCCAACAAATATTGGCAAGCATCTGCCTTATCCATTAGGCTGGGCAACTCAATCAGTTCCAACGGAACGTGACCACCTTTGGCCAACACCTTAGTGCGAGAAACGATATCGTTCGCGAAACGAACTTTAGTGATACCATGCTGAGTAGAAACACCTGCAACTGAAAATTTAGACATTTGTCTTTCCTTTAAAAAATGATATAAAAACTTCTCACCAAGAACCCACTGTTCTTAACCTTATTATATAGCCTTTTACATCCTGTGTCAAGCATTAAGTTGTGCTGTTGTTCTTTCACAACATTTCCTTAACTTTGGCTGAATGTTTGCAAACTCTTCGGAATTGGAAGCCAACACAATCACATTGAACAGTGCCATCTTCGGAAATGACTGTGTAGGACTTGCCAGAAGATTTTGATTTGACATTGAATATGCGCGCGATACTTCTGGATTCTGTAAAAGTATGCCCAACTATAAACTTCTTATGAATATGAGATATGGGATATTCCGGAGTACCAGTATGAAGTGAGATGTAGTCTGTGTCCAACCATTTAGGAGTTGGAACGACTTTACCCCTGAAGGTCTTAATGTCGAACTCTTGTCCTAGAATGTTTGACTTCCACTTTGTCGTCAATTCTATATCTGCACCTATCGAAAAATTCATAATCTTTTCCTCATTCGAACCATTATTATATAACCGTTTGTACAAGAAGTCAAGCGTTTTCTGCCAAAAAAATACCCCAGTCCTTGCTGGGGCAAGACTAATTATTAATTATTAGTCTTTGGCTTTGATGATTTCTGAGTTTTCGGTGACTTCTACGATACCCTTGTCTTCTAAAAATCCTATCGTATCGGAAATTCCTTTTTGGTAACCATTGAGCTTACAAGCCCAGCAAGCTGCCAACATTAACACAATTTGTACCACATCATAAAATGTAAATGTTACGTGTTCCATTGTTTTTCTCCTTATAATTAAATTTGGGATTCATACTTTTAGCATTTCATCCAAATCATATTCTTCATTATATACGAACCAATCGGCTTGCTTTTGTTTAAGCGTTTTGAATTGGTCATGTTCAATTAAAAATTTAGCAACAAGACTTTGTTCTAAACCATATGCCTCGATTTCCCATGGCTGATCCCAGTATGAAATATCGTCTCCATATGTTTCACCTCTATATACTGTTACATATTTTGATTTCTTATACCTATCCTTCATTTCTCCCTTTGCCATCTGTTTAAGATGAACCATCTCATGGGCAAGGATCAAAAACATATGTATTTTTGTTTTTATTCTTTTGATCTCTATATTGAATGTTCTAGGTAATGGTAGCCCTTCATCTTCATAATCGCAGTAACCTCCGGCATCAAGCTTATCCTTAATGTGGATGGTCAATGTTATATTTTTACTTAGTTGTGAGGATAATAGTTTTTCGGCAAAAAAATTAGCCGCCATCTTTAATAGCTTAGTTAGTTGATTGTCTTTTGCTCCTCTAACCATTACTATCATAACTTTTCCTTTGTGGCTACTTTTTATTTATAACTTTAAATTCTCCCAAATCTTTCGACATAGTTATAATTTGATTGGATTGAAGATCTTGAAGTTCTTTTAAATCTGCAATATCAAATGGTATAGGAGATTCTTCAGCCATATGAAGAATATTACCTTGAGCCATTGCTTTGAGATTGTGTCCTGCTAATCTGCTACCTGAAAGTTTTTGCATATTAAATCCTAATCTTTGAAAAGTCTCGCTTGTTACTAAAGATGCCATCTAATTCACGTACCGCTGCCTTGTTCTGTCTAGGAACTTCGTTACGAATACCAGAATCAGTGATACCTTTTTGTGCCGATTGTTCTAGATCATATAGTTTCATCTTTGCCCTATCAACACCAATAACGAATCTCTTGTTTTGTGTAGGATCATTATATCTATTCTTCAACTGCTTAACCATCAACTGATTCAATGCTTCCATTTCTTCTGTAGATATCAAAGCAAACATAAAGTCAACTGTCGCGGGCAAGCCGAAAGATTCAGAAGTATCTGTCAATTCAACATCTGTGTTACCATATCCACTTCGAGTAGTCTGTGTAGCTGATAGAATAGGAACATTCTCTTCAACTGCCAATCCTCGAAGTTCTTCTGCAATAGATTTAATTAGTGTGTAGGAATTAATATTAGCTCCACCTTTGAATCTGGAGCTAGCACAAATATTCAAATAGTCAATAACAATCAAAGCTGGCTTGAACTGTTTCTTTAGTTGCAATTCATTTAACAAGGATTTAAAATGTCCACTATGTGCGCCAGCAGTAGGATATTCTTTAATGATTAAAGAGCCTTCTGTCTTGTTTCTAATTTTTTCAATTCTACTATCGAACAATGCTTTAGGCAAATCCTTAAGCTGATCCATAGTAATGTTCATCAAGTTTGCATCAATACGTTCCGCAATACGTTCTTCTGCCATTTCTAAAGTGATATACAGAACATTTTTACCTTGAGCTAATACCGATGCTGCAACGTGACACATAAACAAAGACTTACCAACCCCTGTGCCTGCCAAACAAACATTCAATGTCTTATTCGGCAATCCGCCATTAGTAATTTTGTTAAAGTAGTCTAGATCAAAGGGTATGCGAGATTCTTGGCGATGATAGAATTCATACCGACTATCTGCACTTTCAAGATAATCATGCCCAACATTGTTGTCGAAGCACACTCCTAATGCGTCTTGTAAAAGCTGCGGAATTCCATCTTCAGATTGCGCTTTGTCTCTACCATCTATGATTGCGATAGATGATAGGATAGCATTATAGATTGCTTTGTCTTTACAGAATTTTTCTGTTTCCTTATACAACCATTCTTTATTGTGGTCTGTAGGATCGAGGTCATGGATATATTCCACAACCTCTTTATATTGATCTTCGTTTAAAGCCTTATCATTTTGAACAGCAATAACCAACGCATCTTTGCTAGGTATTGCATTATAATCATCTATAAACTTACTGATCTTTTCATATATTATTCTTTCATTATTATCCAAGAAGTAATCCCGTTTTAGAAACGGAATTACCTTTCGCATAAACTCATCGTCATTCGCCAGATTCTGGAGAATTACTTTTTCGATTTTCGTGCTCATCCAATGCCTTTTGTAGTATATCTTTTATAATAAAATTAATCACTTCATCAAACTCACTGCCGGCAACATCTTCAACTACCATACCATCTGGCGCAGAAAGAACAGTATAATCTAATTCTAAAGATTGGTTACCATCGTTCTGATCTAATTCATTAATAGAAAATGTAGTATTTTCAAACTTACCATCTAGAATTTTAACGCCCCAAATTTCTTTATCGTCGGTTCTAATTACCCACGGGTCATACTTCACTTGCATGCTCGAACTCCTTGTTTATTGAACCTCCAGACATCTCAGTACCCACCATATCAATTGACGCTACTTTATATTGACCCTCAATATATTCACGGAATCGTTTAGATGAAATAATAGGCATCCAGAACTCTTTTGTGTATGTATCTTTGATACGATATTTCTTGTCCTCAACCTCTCCGGTCTCAGGATCTACTTTTGAATACCATCCATTAGATGGCTTAACAACAAACTTACCTTCAAGTGCTACATCAAGCAAGCCCGACCAAGTACTAATACCACCTTCGAATGTTACTTCGATTGGTATCTTAGACTTCTCACGAACAAAGCGAGATTTTTCAACATTCATAATAAAGTTATATCCAACAACATCAGTGCCATCTTTTTCTTGTTGGCGACCGATAATAAAAATGTTGTCTGCAGAATAATAAATGCCCGTACCGCCAGACACAATTTGTTTGGGATACAAACCAATTTCTGCATAGGTATGATTAACAACAACCATTGGAATATCTTTAATATTCAAGTGAGGTGTAACCATTCTAAACAAAGATTTCATTTGCTTTGCTCTGGTCATGTCTGCAACAGATTTGCCTTCAAGTGCATCATCAACTTCTTTCTTAGAAGCAAGGTTACCCACAGAATCAATTACAATTATAATATGATCGCCACGCTCAATCTGATTAATTTGAGACATAATATCAAATTTTAATTGTTCAATATCTGTTATAGGTGTATGAAGTACTCGGGAGGTATCGATCCCGAAACTATCGAAATAAGACTGAGGACTGCCG